CTCCGCTGCTGGCCCAACTCTATGGGCTCGTGAGGGGCCCGGCGCGCGACGCGCCGCGCCCTCCTGGGCGGATGCTTCGCATCCGGAGCCGCGGTGCCGGAGGCACCAAGGCGGTAGACGCAACAGCTGTTTCCACGCAGGAAGTTGGGCCACAGGCCGGTGACCCACCTAGCGATGGCAGCGACAGCGGGGAGGAGTCCACGTCGTACCTGGATGGTGAGGTCGAAGACCCAGCTGCGACGCCTCTCATATCTGCACCGAACGTGCTAGCAGTCGTGAAAGACACCTTCGGGGTGTATCGCGACCTCTTAGTCAGTCGGATGCGCGACCTTCGGTCGTCCCGGAAGTGGGACGTCGATGGCGTGCGCTCCACTGGCGAACGCGGAGTCATAGTGGTCACGGTGAGCGACACGGAGTACGTCGTCCACGAGGCCCTACTCGCTGACTACGTGAAGAGAATGACAAGCACGTCCACGCGGGACTCACTAAGGTCGGGTCGCATTGAAGCGGATCTGCAGACCCTGGGTAAGGCCATGTTGGTTGAGCGTACCCGGGATGCGGCACTAGCCATCCAAGCAGATGCCCGATTGCGAGACTTAGTAGATCCCGACGTGTGGATAACTACTGCAGTCAAGCGAGTGTGGGGCCAACTTTTTGGCCATCAGCGATGACACCGTCTGTGTGTTATTGGGGTGCCATTTGGTCGGGAGAAACGCCGCCGTGGCGGCAAGATGGTTCTACATCCTTCATAGAGAACATCTCTTACCCGGACGCCCCCAGAAGGGTCAGGCTTACGAGTCTGACTCCCGACAGACCGACAGTCGCACCCCTCGTGTATGATCTCGACGCGCCCATCAACCACCGCGCTGCGTTCGCGCTGCGCATGGGGCGCGTCCTCCCAACTTACAGCAGGTTGTGGAGGAGTGAGTTCGCAAGCTATGTCCGATTGCACCGCAAGGTGTACCCCGTGGCGGACTGGCATGGCGACGACTGGATCATGGCATCGAGGAGCTACTCACTCAGGCGCAAGAAAGAGTTGCTAGCCGTCGTGCAGGCGGGACTCCACCTGTACTACGACGATTTCACCGTACCGCAGCGCGTCAGCGCTTTCATCAAGAATGAACCCATGCCTTCGTTTGCTAAGGCTCCGAGGTTCATTTACGCGCGGTGGGATCCTTTCAAGTGCGCCTTCGCTCCCTACGTCAAGGCATTGGAGCATTGGGTTTACAGGGATAAGCACTTTGTCAAAGGTTGGACTAAGATGGAGATCCAGGAGCAGATGTTGCGCCGGATTGAGCATCTCCCGTATAAGGTTGTGATAGATCACACCGGTTACGAGGCGACGGTGACGTCGTGGTTCATTGTCAACATAGTCGCCCCTTACTACTTGGACGCCGGTGTGCCCGCGTCCATGATAGCGACCCTGGCAGGAATTAACCATATCCACTCCCGCAAGGCGCGGATGAGGGTGGAGGGTGGCACGATGTCTG